GCACGCCCGTCGCTAGCCGCAACCGTGGACGCTCCTGAAATATCGAACCCCATAAAGCAGCTTTGCCCTGCACTTGAATTAGATACGCGAGTGGTCAGAACCACCAGGGCGGTTGTGCCGGTGGTGACAGTCACCGAAGGGCCAGAAGTGGTCAGATTAGTATAAGAACCGCTCGTTGTAGTTTCCGCCGCGCCGACTTCGTTGGCGGTGACCTCGCGTTCCACTAGACTGTTAGCGGCGTCGGACACCAAAATCTTGTCCCCAGCGGTGACAATCGCAGGGCCAGTCTCTAAAAGGTTATCTCGGACATGAGTGTTCATGTGCGAAGCCGTTACGACCTCTGACGTGACCCAAGTCCTCGGTGCGGTCCATGCCATTACAAGTCCTCCCACAATCCGTTTTCAATGTTTTCAGCCTCGAGATCCGAAACGGTTTCACCTGACCAGTTCTGGTTGAACGGGTCACGCCGACCCAACAACACTTCGATACGGGCCTTCGTTTTCGGACCCGGAAACTTCGGTTGATGCTTCGCTCCGCAAGAACCACACAACATTTCCTCACCGGGGGCGACCAGTTCGCTCCCATTACAAGGACAGTCAGCAACCCAACGCCCATGATTCAGATACGCGGTGACGGTTCCACCGTCATAAGGAACAACCCCCACTTTCGCAAGAGTCGTTTCGATCCGTTTACGGGTGTACTTATCGGCGGTTCGCACGTTTCTCCTTCTTCCAGTCACGAAGCTGTTGCGACCGGACCATCCTCTGTCTGCCAGGTCTGCGACCAGTCAAAGCGTTCCTCAACCCGTCACGGACCCTGTCAGCGTCCGTCGAACCCGTAGCCAACAAATGACGCAACCCATGTTGTGGGCCTTGATGTTCCTCGTATTCGACCAACCAGGATTCCGTCAGGTGAATCGACGCGTTCAAACTGTCAACACCGTCAACGAACCAACCTCCGTTGCCGTCAGGTTCAATAATCATCGTGCGAACAAGGCCAAAGCGTCGAGGCGTACAATGTTCGAACTGTTAGAACCCGAAGCCGTTTTGATCCAGAACTCGACGGTGATAGTTGACCCTGGGGTGACAGTCGACTCCCAATACCGGGTCTGCTGTAAATGTCTTGTCCCTGTCGCCGCAAGTTCGTGGGTGTTCGCCCCGGATGGTTCGGTGGACGGCGAATCTATCGTCGTCCAAAAATAGAAGGTCGTGTCCGAAGTGATGGTGGCTTGAAGGTCAGCGGTCGTCGACAAAGCCATGATCCCGGCCCAAGACGGAACGTCAATGTCTAACGTGTTGTGGACCGTCCAAGTCGTGTTAATCGTGACGTTCTGTTCAAAGTTCGGGTTGACCCACTCCCAATCAACAACCGTTTCGTTCTTAGCGACAGTCACAGCCAGGTTCGCTAACTTCGCTGTCGCTATCGACTCGTCCACAATATGAAGGGTTTTGATTGCCTTCTGACGGATGTCCCGCGACGACACTTGCCCGTTGGATGTTGGCATTTTCAGTACCCCAATCTTGTTTCAGTACCCAATTCGGACGTGCCGAGAATCCAAAAGTCTGTGTGTTGCAAATCAGGTGACAGTTGGAAGGTTGTCTCCCACCGACGTCCACCAACCATCGAAACAGTGTGAGAAACACCTTCGACGTAACAGTCAACGTCGACGGTTGTCCCCGAAGGTGGGGTCCGTTCCACGTTCACCTTGTCTAAGAATTCGAGTCCCAACGCTTTCGGCCACAGGTTCGAAGGGTCTTGGCCCGGTTTCACCGTCAAAGCCGGCACCCTCACCCGGATGTCTTTGAACTCGCTGACTAACCATTCAGCCAAAGCGTTCGCCTCACCGTCAGCGACATGCACCGTTTCAGACAAATGTAAGTCACGTTCGCCGTGGTCGCCGATGCTGGTGGCGTCCGACGCTGTCTGCGCCGTCCCATCCGACCTAGTAACAACAGCCTTGTTCCAAAGTTGGGAGTCGTCATGGTCGAGTTGGATCGACGTGTACGCCAAGTCGTTACCGTCGTCCGAGAACGTCGCCTGGATACTGTCGTCCTCGAGCCGGGTGTTGCCGTCGCGGAACGTTGCGGTCCCGTCACCAGCAATCCAGAACAGTCCCTGTTCGACGAGGACAGCCCGTTTGATTTCACCCAACACAGAACTGAACTCGGCGTCCAACGCGGCGACAACATGGTTCCCCGAGTCGGTGTCCCGCCATGCGCCACCAGGCCAACCGGCAGTGTCCAAAAGGTTATCGATACGGGTGCCAGCATCCTCCGCGATTTCTGTCAGTTCCGCCTCGTACATAGCCAACAATCGGAACCCGTCAACACACGGCAACACAACAACAGAGTCTTTCATACCCGGATACGTCTGCGGCCACGACTCAGCGAACCCACGAAACAAGTCGTAGGTGGCGGCGTTGTAGTCCGCCTGGATGCGGATAGGTGTGAACACTTTGACATCGGGTGAGTAAGCCCCGCCTGTGTGGGCAGGGTCGAACCGGGAGTCAGTGTTGTCTAGGGTGATTTGGGCTTTACCGGCTTTCATGTCGTCCAACAGTCGCGACCGGCCCCGGTTGATGGTGAACCCACGCACATATGCCGAAATGTCAGTCCACGTCGGAGTCGCCAACGGGTCATACCCAAACGCCGCCTCGACAGTCACATCAACATCCGAGTCGTAGGCAGCTGTCATTGTCGACGGTTCGTTTCGATCAGTTCATCAATCAGAGTCGGCGACGGGTTCGTGACGTACACGTTCTGTAACACCTGGCCGCCGCCGCCGTGCCCGTTGTTCCCGCTGGTTTCAGAACGTCGTGTGACGGTTTCGCCGGCCTGCGCGATGATCGGCACGTTCGAACCGGGGACCCCAGGAACGATGCCGCCCTCATGAAATTGGATGTGGGTTGACCCTGGAACTATGGGGGTCTGTGGGTTTCCCTCGAAGTCAGACGCCGACCCACCAGAAAACCCGAACTTTCCGGTGATGTTCACTGAGAAGTCCTCTTCGGCCAACCCCAACAAAATCTCCAGTTCAGTGTTCAAATCGGCGACACCGCCGCTCGCATCAGACGCAGAATCCCCAACCTCCGACACGGCGGCTTTCATCAACAGAACCTTGTCGGCCCCTTCGGACATGGCAACAGAAAGAGGGTCGACTTCCCTAGTTCGGAGAATGTTCGCCACGCCTATCAGCAAGTCGAGTTCTTTCCGGTTCAACCCAGCAGCCTTAGCAAACCCGTCAGTGTCTTTGATGATGGCGTCGAACGATTCGCTGGTAAGTCCAAGACCGTCTATCAGTCGATAAAGGGTTTCGTTGGATGAAAGTGCCGCACCACCCGTAAAGGCGATAGCTTTAGCGAAGGCATCGACCGGATTTCTCCCGCTGATAACACCATCACTGACAGCATTTATGGCCCGTTCAGTCAACGCAGCCTCGTGGGACAGGTTGCCCATCGCCGCCGACAGAGCCGGTAGAAACTGACCGGCGAACCGGGTCAACGGGTCACGCACTCCTAATGCCAGCTCTTTTGCTTCAGCCATCGCCTTGTTGAACCGGAATTCGATAGTGTCAGAAGCTGAATCAAACGCGGTATCTAGCGCTCCAGTGGTGTCTTCCATCCGATCGAAAATGCCTGCGGTATCTTCAGCGGCATCCCCGGTCAACGACAGGAAACCAGTTAATGCTTTCACGTTCGGGATCACTTTGACTAGCTCGTCATCGTTCCCCTTGAACTTTTCTTTCAAGAGTTGTAGGACAGCAAGCAACCCGTCCTCACGGAGGGTAGTGCGTAACAGTTCAGCGGATAAACCAACATTGTCTAGAGCGGTTTTGGCTTGTGCACCAGGCTTCTGAATTGTCGAGAACAATGCTCGCAGAGCGGTAACGGATTCTGCAGAGTTCAAACCTAAACGAGTCATGGCAGCGATAGATGCGCCAACCTCGTCGAATTCGACACCCATCGCCGAAGCGATAGGAAGAACAGCGCCAATAGATGAGGCGAGTTCTTCGGCTGATAGTTTACCTTCACGGACAGTCGCCACCAGAATGTCCGTGGATTCAGTAGCGGTCAACCCGGATGCAGCATACGCGTTCATTGCGGAGGTGACAGCGTCAGCTACAACAGCGGTTTCACCTAGACCAGCAGCAGACGCTTTCGCGGAAACTTCTAGGGCCTGCAATGCTTCGTCACCACGTAGACCAGCAGAGGTAACGAAGAACAAAGCTTCAGCGAGCTCGGTGGGAGATTTAGCGGTTTCGCCGGCTAACCCGCGAACGGATTCGCCCATCGCGTCAACCTTCTCCTCAGCGATACCGACCAGGCCAGTGATTTTCGACATGGAAGAGTCGAAATCCGAAGCAAGTTTGAACGATGCAGCACCCGCAGCGATGATCGGCAGTTTCAGTTTTCCGGCAACCTTCGCGAACTTTTCGACCTTCGTTTCCGCTCGAGACAGGTCACGAGACAAGTTAGAAATATCGCCAACAACTTTAACGGCAATGGTTGATCCGGCCATTATGTGTTAGCCTCCAAATCTTTAATAAACATGTCAAGTTCCGGGGTGGTCAAATTCCAAACGTCAGTAGGAGACAGGTGGTAAACACGGGCAAGCGTTGGCATTAACCCGACGACTTGCCGCTGGTAGGGTCCAGCTCGTCATCCTCTAAATCCACCGCTTGTTTGAGGGCTTCTACGATCGCTTCAATGATCGCGTCGGCTTCCACATCCATTTCACTGAAATTGACACCCGCACGGTTCAGGCTCGTGCGAATCAGCGCATCTTGCGCGTCTGGTGCAGTCCATCCCTCCCCGTTACCCGTCCAATCGCGATACCTTTCGAACCCCAATCGGGCTTGCAGGAAGCATTCATCGGACAACCGGCGGGATGACGCCAACAACAACAGTTCAACAGTCGTGTCTTTTCCGTCTACTTCAACAACAATCTGCGGATTGTTCATATGCTTGACGCTCCCCAAACCTTATCAATCAGCCTGTCTTGTTCCTTGATGAAGATTTTAATAACCTTCTCTTCTTCTTGTTTCAACGCTCGTTCCAGAAACAACGATGGTTCAATATTTCGAGCGCCCCACCCATAGTTAATAACCCCAGCATAAGGAACAGAAGCTTTACCAGCAACCGCTCTACCGGACTTTTGCGAACCCAACGCACGCAAAGAAGCGGACAGCGCACCAGTCCGGTGCGGTGCAAGCTTTGCTGCTGTCTTAGCAACAGGCGTAGCAGCAGTTTTATGAATTTTCGGTAAATCCCTTTTATATTGTTTAGGTAGTCTCTTCAGGGATTCTATCAGTTGTCGTTTTCCTACAAGTTCAGCCATAGGTAACCTCCCGCTAGAAACCCCCCGCATTTTTCACGCAGGGGGTTCAACCCTTGGTTTACTTAGGCGCGAGAAACAGCACCTGTGGGCTTGAACGTCGCCGACCAGGTTACTCCACCACCGACAGGTGAATCGATCGTATAGTTAGATATGAAACAGTTCCCTGAATAGGTGGTTGTTCCACCGTCGGGCGAATACGAGAACGCTACGGAAGCGCCATCGTCGGCACCGTCCATGACAGCGTCACATGTCGCATCCCATTTCCCGCCGAGGGAAACGTCATGCTCGCGGAGTCCGTCAATGAACGTTTTGTCGTCGCTGCCGAAAGTTGTGGTTTCGAACAAGTCTTTGATCTTGTTGAGGGATGTGCTGTCTGAATAGGCGCTGATGTCTGTTGCATCAATGCTGATTGTTGAGTCTTTGCCATGAACAAATGCCACGGTTTTCTCCTTATCTTGGACATGAAAAACCCCCAGTGAAGAGGGTTATTTACTTGGGGTTTTCCCTATGGTTGTTTAAATCAGATGCCTTGCAAATGATACAACAAAAGTGATAGTCGTGAACGTTCCAGTAAGAGCAATCCGCGTGTAACGTTCTACATTACCAGCGACAGTCACTTTTTCTGCGCCTACAGCAGTCACTTGAGTGAAAGCAACAAGCGATCCCCATGTTGAATCATTAGCTGAATCTTCAATCGTGATTGTTGCATCAGTCCCATTGAATTCTGTAACGTGCACGAAAGCGGTCGCCCCAACAGTCGAAGGGGCATGACCAGCTCCCGCGTCAACAGACGCAAAGTTTCCGGTTCCCGACTCCTGATTGTTGTGATGCAACACTACCCCACCGGATACTGTTGCTGATGCTTGCATTCCGGATGAAAACCGGACAGCATCATTAACAGACGATCTGGGCTGATAGTTTTCCACAAACCCGTTGACCATGTGCACCCTGTCACCGATCGCAGAGAACGTTTGCGGTGACGCGGATATAACGGTTTCTGTTCCGTTCTGGTATAGGGTAGTGATCTCTTCATCGGACCTGTCTGTAGCCCCGTTGAATACACCTTGAACAGTGATTTTACCTTCGCTTGTACCGGCTAAGAAAACCTTGTCGTCGTTTCCCATTGTGGTCACGTCAGGCAGCTGGCGTCCTTTACCCCAGTTGTATCCGGTCAGGTCAGCAGAAAGATCGTATTGTGCGATCAGAACTTTCGCGTCCTTACCATGTACGAAAGCCATTTACTCAGCCTCCTTTATGTGAGAAGAGGCAACATTTTTTGCTACTTCTGGGGGCAGCTCGTCACCTTTCTCATATCGGGTGCCGTCTGCTGTAACGATATAGTCACGGGCGACAAGCATGATCGGCTGCACCTTTGTTTTAGTTTTCTTGCTGGTGGTCATGGGTCTCCCTTTAGAGATGTGATTCAGCGGTCAGGGTTGCTTCGATGTAACCGAACGGGCCGTCAATATCACCCATGGTAACAGAAGAAGAAAACGTCTCTAGTTCAATGTTGTAGACAGTTGAAGAGACAGTTATGTCACCTCGGAGCGTGTTCTCAACAGAAGCAAAAATGGTTTCGGCGCGTTCTTCTCCGGCTTTGAATTCATCGGGTGTTCCCCCGAACGTGGGGGCTTCAACCCTTAATTCGACTTCAAGCCACTCCTGACGGAAACCTGCAGCCCCTTGAGTGTAGGGGGTTTGACGACCAATGATTTCAGATAACCAGACCCGGTCTTCGCGCGCGTAATCTCCCATCGGGGGATACTCAGTGACTGTCACTTTGGATACCCCGTCGGTAACAAACTGGGCTTCAATCTGGGTAACTATCGCTTGCCGTAGGGCCGTCAATCGTGACGTAGCCATTAGCCTACCAGAATCTTGTTGTTATGAGCTCGAATCCATTCGTTGACTTCGGGAACACGAGACACGTTTTTCATCGGTCCACCGGGTTGAACAAACCTGGTTGTCCCATAATCCGTGTCAACCGATAAAGCTCTATCGGGGAACGCTGAAGGAACAAGCCGGTCTATTAAAAGTTTCATGGCGATCCGGTCAACCCCGTCGATCGTGTACGGCACTCCATAAACGTACTCGACAACAACATTATATGGGTCTGACAGTGTCCCTACCGTAAACACAGAATTCTTATTGATCAACTGGCCACTTACCGGATTGATCTCATAGTTACCGACTGTTTGGGCTGTACCCCCGATCGTCACCGAAAGAACCACCGCTATATCGTTATACCGGCCCGGCCTATTCAACGCGTACCCGTCAGAGGTGCGAGCTATCCCGTCTCCTAACTGGAGGACCGATCCACCATTACCTTTCATTTCGATCCGACAATACCGGGGGACCCAACCTTTACCAGTCCACCTTTCAAGATCGTCTGTTATGCGAGCACGCTCCTCAGCTATCACCGAGTCAGGATATTCTGTAGGGGAATCCAATGGTTTAAGAGCGGACGTGGCATCCGCTTTTGAAGCGAACGCCCGAGCCTGCGCTTCAGTAAACAACCAACCACCCAACACTTCGACCCGGTCAACCCTGGTGTCGGTCGTGTCAACGTCCGTCCAAGTGACCGTCAACTGTTGCGGGTTACCCAAATCGGCCAGACTGTACGTGTAAGACGTCGTGTTGTTCGTGGTGGCAGTACCAGAAGCAACAACCTCAGTACCGTTACCGTCGACAATCCCGATCGTCACGTCGCCAACGTCGACATGGGTGCCGTCCTGATACCAGTATTTAGTGAGGGTTACATCCCCAGCGTTAGCGAGTATTTGAATCATTCTTGACTTCCTACTGTGAGTTTCCCGTCGTGAACGGTTGTCTCTAAAGAATCTTCCTGAACGGACACGGCCACCCCTCCACCTTGCACAACAACCGTCAACCCGCCGTCCTGATAGGCGACAGACAGGCCGCCTTCCTGATAAGCCGGTCGAACATCGGTGTTGTATTTGTCCGGTGTCGGAACGGTTAGAACAGCGACCAACACGCCAGGGGTGATAACCCCACCACCAGAAACGGACGGGTTCGGCAACACCAACACAACCGGAGTGGCGGCAGGTTCAGCCAACCCGACGTTGACGACAGCGGCTTGAGGGATCAGCAGCGAAGCCGTAACAGTTCCTGGGGTGATAACCCCACCAGCCGACACGACACCTTGCAGAACGTCCACTATGGCGGCCAGTTCGCCCGGTGTGGCAACAGCACCACCAGACACAGACGGTGCGTCAACAGTGAACGACCTGGCTGTGACAGCAGGCGAAGCGGTCGACCCGCCAACCTTGACGTCAGCCGCCGGCAACACGAACACCCTGTCCGTGACACCAGGCACAACAACCGCACCACCAACCAGGGTCACAGCGTCAACAGTGAACGAACGTGCCGTAACCGCAGGCGTTGCGGATGCGCTACTCGCCACCGTCACCGCATCAACAGTGAACACCCTTGCCGTCGCCGCGGGTGTGACCAGAGCCCCACCGACAGGAGTAGAAGCGTCCACAGTGAACGACCGGGCTATGACACCAGGTGTCGGAACGCTAGGACCGACAGTTGTGACAGCGTCAACAGTGAACAGTCTCGCTATCACCCCAGGGGTGACAGACACAGCGCCCGCGTCCGTGTTAGAAGTCGACGCTGCAAGAACGTCGAACAGTCTTGATGTCACATCAGGGACCACAACCGCGGACCCATGCACCGAGACAGCGTCAACAGTGAACGACCTAGTGATGGCCGGGGCGGTGAGAACAGTCCCAGCCGACAATGTCACCGTTTCGACCGTGAACACTCTTGCCGTCACGCCAGGTGTAGCAACAGCGCCACCAACCAACGCCACCGAATCAACAGTGAACGACCTAGCCGTTACAGTTGGCACCACAACAGCGGCCCCGTGGACAGTGACAGCATCAACAGTGAACGAACGTTCCGTAGCAGCAACAGGGATATTCGACCCGCCAGCCTGCGTAGAAACGTCATCAACAGTGAACACCCTCGACGTCACAGCCGGTACAACAACAGCCCCACCAACCAAAGTAGGAGCGTCAACCGTGAACACCCTCGACGTAACCGCAGGGTTGGATACCCCACCACCAGATGTAGTAGCAGCGTCAACAGTGAACGAACGTTCCGTGGCCGCAGGGGTCGTAACCGCTGCACCAACCGGAGTCGAAGCGTCAACCGTGAAAGACCTAGACGTGACAGCCGGTGTTACAGCAGCCCCACCGACCAACGTGACAGCATCAACCGTAAACGACCTGACCGTTGCAGCCGGTTCAGTAACAGCAGCCCCAACCGTCGCAACAGCGTCAACTGTGAACGACCTGGCAGTGGCAGCCGGTGTAGTGACCGCTCCACCGACAGGAGTCGGCGCGTCAACGGTGAACGACCTGGCGATAACACCCGGAGTGACAGTCGCCGACCCGTCGCTCGATTCCTCATAGGTGAGGTCGACACGGAAACCAGAAACCTGAAACTCAGAAACACCAGGCACCGAAACCGTGACAGCATCAACAGTAAACGACCTGGCGATCTCGTCGGGGACAACAACCGCAGACCCAACCAACGTGACCGCATCAACAGTGAAAGAACGTGCCGTGACAGCCGGTTCCGTTTTGGCTTTCCCAGCAACCGTCACCGCGTCAACAGTGAACGAACGATCCGTCAACGCCGGTTCAACAGTGGTCGGAACAGAAGGTGAAGCAGCGTCAACAGTGAACGAACGGTCCGTCAACGCCGGGGTAGCAACCGCCGCACCCACAGTCGTAACCGCATCAACAGTGAACGACCTAGCAATCGCGGCAGGTTCAACAGACCCAGGAGTCCCACCCACACCAGGCGTATAATCAATCGTGACCGTAACGTTCGTGACCTGAGCGGTCGTATTGTCCGGCCCTTTGGTCTTGTTCCAGGTAGCCCAAGCGCCGTTAGTGCCAACCTCTAAATCGGCGGCCTCCCAGGTCCCCGCCGTTTGACCGTTATCGGGCGAATTGTCGGTAATGTCCTTAGAGAAGGTCGAGTTGGTGGAGCGGGTCTGGTTGCCGCCATCCACCGTGGCAAGCGGTGTGGTCCCTAGATTGGCTTCCTGATAATCCGTCCAAGTATCAGACGCGTCCAACCCTGTGACAACAAGGTCGTATTGGATACGAACCGAATTGACTGCCGCAGGGTCAAAGTCTCCTGGAGCAGTCCCATTGTCGAGGGTTACCGTCGTGTCAAACGGGAGGGGTACGTCGTCAGTGGCAGATGGGGAAGCCGAATTGTTCCGTACCCATGTAGCCATTAGGCGTTCCCCCTACCCCAACAACACAACGCGAACGGACCCATCTCCGGTTCACGTTCCATCAGTGCAGGAATCTTCTGCGGCCAGTCTTTGCATGTCTTCCCAGGCCACTTCTCAGCGAACATCAAACCAACCGGCGCGACCTCCCATTCGGGAGAGGACATTTCGTCCCACACTCCACACCGGGGAGTCCCACCCCGATCAGTGAAAAGAAACTCGCAGACTTCCCCGGCTATCCAACAACAATGCCCGCCCTTGCCGTCGCCTCGACCTGTGCAGGTAGCCATTACGCCACTTTCATCAACGGCCCGAACGTGACAATCCCGTCCTCGGCTTCCGTCTGCCAAGCCGCCACCCCGACATGGGTGGGGGTCATCGTTTTGGAAATGTCAGACTCACCGAACGCCGAATAGGTGATCCCGTCAGGAGAGAACGACAATTGAAACGTGTTAGACGCCGAATACTTCAATTTGATAAACACAGGGTTACCAGCGGCAGGAGCCAGATACCCGTCAGACACCCACGGGGCGGTCGAATGGTCCGTCAAAGTCCCATGACGACCCACACCAAGTTCCGTAACCGTGACCGACGCCGTCTGCGCCAGTTGAATATGACCAAACACAGCATTCGATGATGTGGCTGTCCCATCAGAAAAAACGATCCCGGCAGATAGGTTCCCCGAAGTAGCCGCCATACTCATCGCCCCGTAAACAGGAACAACCCACTCGTCGCCGGTTCCGAACGTGAAAGCTGAAAGGACAGACGCCGAATCGTCAGCTGTCTGACCGTTCACAACCACCGACACCCGCCCGCGAGCCTCAGTCCAAGTCGCAGTACCCGACACCGTTTGGGTGGTCATCCCAGCAAGGTCGCCGTCCCACACGATGTCATCTGTCGACCCTTCATGTGTGCCCAAATGCGGATAGGACGACTCCAAAAAGTCCCGTAAATCCTGCTGCGAAACATCACCAGAAGTGTTATCCGCCAAAAGAGTCTGCAACGCAGAAAGGGTCCGAACCGTGTCAACCATTACGAAAACCCTCCATCGAAACCAGAATCAAAACCAGACGCAACCCAACGGAACCGCACCCTGGCCCCATCCCAAACACTCTTAGACCCAGCCACCAACCCGGTAAACGTCACTTCAGTTTCGTTAGCGAACGAACCGTCAGCGTCAGCCGTCCCAACATGAACCTCATCAGACAACGACGTCGACTCGTCCGACTGAAACAACTCCGCATAAAGAAGCATCGTGTGGTCAGACCAGTTCTGGCCCCGAGTCCTTACCAACATCGTCCCCGTCGAAGCCGTACCAAACCCGACAGGCATATCCGTCAACTCGTGGAAAATGGACGCCGTTTCAGCCGTGTTATTCATATAGTCAGAATCAGACGGCGAATCAGGGTCGTCATCAACCGACGTGTAAATCGTTGTCGTCCCATCAACCTCGTCAACAACACTGGCAACAGTCCCATCACCAGTCGCATACAACGACACCGTCAACACAACCGAGAACGGCACCACCGGCCACAAAGCCGGACGGACCATCCCGAACGGGTCATGCTGCAACAACCGCATATCCGGTTCCGACAGTGCCCTAGTCCAAGCACCCGCAACCACAAGAGGACCGTTCCAAGCGCGGGCGTTGTCAGACTCCCCAGCGCCAACATTCCCCAAAGCCAAATCCTGCGACGAAGCCGTCGAACCAATAGTCGACCCAGCCTCCGACGAGTTAGAAGCAACAAGACTCAAATCGGACCCGTCAACAACCCACAGTTCAGCGACACCGTCACGGACAACCCCGAACCACTGGTAGTAGGTCGAAGCCGAAATCGCCGACGAAATGTCAATATCAGACGACCCGATCCGACACTCAAACCTAGCTGCGTTCCCGTTCGTAGTCCCCAAACCGACATCCTGAACGGTGGTCCCGTCGCCCTTCCCCCAACCACGCAAACCCGAATAATCAGTCCGGTAGGCACCAACCATCCAAAACGTTGCGTTCGAGGAACCAGCAAACCAACGCCCATACTCAGCATGAGACATCACGTTCAACCCGTCACCGTCATTAGGGTCGTCGAACTCGTAACCAGACCCATAAGGGGTCGCAACAGGAAACCCGTCCACACCGCTATCCGAAGTCAACAGTTTCCGTTGACCGAAATCGAAAGCGGAAAGGTTGTCGGTTTCGCCGGGAGTCCAAAACGGGACCAACGAAACACAATCCGACCACAGGCGACCGTAGTTGGGATCTATCGAACCAAGGTTCGGAACCCAAACAGAAGGTTTGGTCCGCTGCACATCACACGCTCGTCAAACGCTGATAGTCAGCATCAACCGTGTAAGTGTCCGTCGCGCCCGCAGACTCAGCCCCCAACTTCACATACCTTTCGCCAGGGCCAAGGTCGAACGTGTACGGCGTGTCGTTCGTGTCGGGAATCACAACCTCGAATTCGGCGGACGCAATATCGTCATACACCGAATCGTCCAACGACCTATACACACGGATGATGCAGTTGTCCGTCGTCCCCGACGAGTTGACTGTCACTTGCACCTTCGTCCAATACGACGCGGTCAAATCCAACGCCGTCGAAGTCTGCTCAGTCTGATTGACCGTAGTTAACTGAGTGATGGATTGTTCAGCCGCCCAAGTCAAAGCCATTTAGACGCTCCCCGTTTGACCCCAAAACCTGAGCCGGTTCTGGAAATAGACAAGCTGAACAGGTTCGTCCGCAGTGATAGCAGACTCAACAGCCGCCAACTTGTTCACGTTCGTATCATTCGCGTCATACTGAACGTTGACAGACCACTCAAAACGGGTGCCAGCATCCAACTCAGCCTGACGGCCACCCGGCATCACAGACACCGGCACAGCAGACACAAACACCCCACCGAACGACTCCGACAACGCCGTCGCCCACACGACCCCAGCAGCGTTAGACCCTGCCGGGGTTTCCGTATGGACAACAACAGTCGACCCGTTGTTTTTCTGTCTTGATTCAAGAACAACGAATTGAGTAGCCAACCAAGGCTCCTTTCAAAAAGGTAAAACCCCAGGTCAAGGAGTGAAATCGAGCGTAAAAAGCCCTGACCCGTTCCACTGGACGGTAAATGTACTGTTCGTGCAGCTGGCCGCAGTACTAAAGTCCCAACAACCAACCAGCTGGTCAGTCGCAGACGAACCGACTTCGGTCCACAGGATTGCAGCCATCGCGTCAGTGATAGTCACGTCGTCAGCGCCAGCATTATCAAACACGGTGTCCGCAGCATCGAACGTCAACGTGCCAGTTGCCAAAGTGATTTCAGTCGACAAGACAGCCTCTTTGGCGTAGTTGCCGCCGGTGACCTCGTTGTCGAGGTCCGCATGAAAGTCGTCCAAGTCGAAGTCCGGGGTGTGAGCGTCGTACACCAAACCAAGTTTGTTGTCCTCAGCTTCCAGACTTTCGCCCAAAGTGTCGATGAACATTTTCTCGAGAGTGAGCCCATACAGGCCCGAGGCAGTTATAGCCATTAGATAGACGCCTCCGCGCTAGTTCCTATTGAACCAGGAGCAGCACCATCAGCCACAGGGCTACGATGAACGTCCCGGTATTCCTGTCGGATTCGACGCAGTTCCAAACGATCCTCGTTTGTCAGCGCGCCGTCCGCTTTCTTTTGACGGAACGCTTCTTCCGCTTCCGCCAGGGCCAGTTCAGCCCGTAGCCTGTCAACGTTTGACATTAATGCCTTCCTTTACTGTTGTTCTTATACCTGTGGGCCCGCGCCCTAAATAGAAGTAACCCTTAGCCACTTGTTCTTTAAGGGTCATCCGACGAAACTTACCGTCTTCGAAGACGTACCGGACGGCAGCAGGCCCAACATCAGCCTTGATGCGACCTTCCCAATCTTCCGTTTCGGCCACGATCCCCTTAGGGGAAATCTCACCCGACCTTGCTCGTCCTTTTATGACCGTTCGGGTTCGGTTCTTGTAGTCAGACGGCAGATAAATGGGTTTTCGCATTATCCCTCCAAAAGTCGGGTAATCCTTTTTGGACTTCAATGTGCGGAGTTTGTGACCATCGGATCGGGGTTTCTTTTACCCAATCAGCCATCCACTCGAGTCCAAATGTTAACCCTGTTTGGGGTTCAAACCCGAGCATGTCACGGGCTTTCGTGTGGTCACAGAACGCGTGTTTCGCTTCGTACCGTTCCGGCAAGTGTTCGACTACCGACCCGGGAAACAAGGCAGACACCCTTTCCGCTAATTCGAGGATCGTGACAACCTGTTCACCACCAATATTGAACGTTTCCCCATCCGCATCCAGGCCGACGGAATGGACCATCGGGCGGACAATGTCGTCGATATACGAGAACGCTCGAGTCTGGGAACCGTCACCGAACACGGTCAACGGCAACCCCAACGAGGCTTGCCGCATGAAAATGCCGACAACGTTCCGATACGGGTCGCCGATGTTCTGGTTCGGGCCGTAAACGTTGTGAGGCCGGAAAACCATGTACGGCAGGTCGAATAGTTCGCCTGCCACCCGAAGGTCTTGTTCCACGGAATACTTAGCGATCCCGTAGGGGTCTTCCGGCCTCGGCAACATTTGCTCGGTGAACGGGGGTTCTTGCGAACCGTAGACGGCCATCGATGACGTGAACACGAATCGTTTCACCCCGTGTTTTACTGCAGCATTGATGAGCCGGACAGATCCGATCACGTTGTTCTGGTAGTTGAACTCGCGGACCCAGTGAGACAACCCCTCCGCAGCATATGCTGCGAGGTGCCACACATAATCAGGACGGAACGTTTCGAACAAGTCGTCTAGGTTGGCTGTGACTAGATCCTCTTCTATTAGAGGGCCATGAACATTCTCGGCCCACCCGCCTGTCAGGTTGTCGATATTGATGACTTCGTGTCCTCGTAGTATCAACTTTTCAGCCAGGTGTGAACCGATGAACCCTGCTCCGCCAGTTATCAGGTGTGTTAAAGCCATCGGACCGCCTGCTTTTCATAGGGCCACATTCCCACTGACCGGTAACGGTCACGGACTTGGAAATCGTAAAAGTACAAGTCACGGTCAACGAACACGTCTGACTCGACATGGGTTTGGATTTCAGCGGACCATGTTCCGTCCTGGTAATAGTCGGACGGGTATGGAACCTTCAACGCTATCTCACGTCGAATGGGACACTTCTGCGACACACCCCGTTGATGCCCGTTCCAGCCTTCATCCCTAGCAGAATGGGAGACTGTCTGATCGTATCTTCCGTTGACCATTGCCACAATCCGGTGCCCCACAAAATCTTGGTTGAACGGTTCAACCTGTGCCACATAATCAGTGGTGATCCAGTCGTCGTCATCGTGTATGACAATGTGCGACCCTTGGGCTTTCTCGACCATATAGTTGATCTTGTCTCCGTGGGGGGTTTTGGTACCACCGAAAACTAGCACCTCATAAAGATCGTTCACCCCTGGATTAGCTAGCACGGAGTGCAACATGCGTGATAGCAACGATTTCCGGTCCGGAACGGTAGCTATAAGGAACGAGAGCCTCATTTAAGGTGCCCCAGGCTCGTTTTAAGACGTTTCTGGCCGATCGGTGAACAAGTATAAGCAAACACAAGAATCATCCGTGGGAGCGCAATAAGAAGCCCCCCGGGTTTTGGCTGATTCCAACAGGTTCAGCATTAAAATCGAGTACAAATTCGGGATGATCCGGCAGCCAATCACTCAGAGCGGCCGCAGGGCCATTGTCAACAAAACTGTTATCCGGTTCATTCCACACTTCAACACCCAGCAGAGTGTCTTCCACTACTAGATAACAACCCGGGGTGACAAGCCCTGCATAAAGCCCGAGCTCGTCCAAAACTGTTTTCTTGTGATGGTCAGAATCAAGCAGCACCATCGTGCGTTTACCCCGACACGCCTCACTAACAAAATAGTGGATTGTTGCAGCTGTCGAATAACCACGATGATACGTGATATTCGGGTGTTCCGGTGGGGTTTTCGAAGGGGCAACATCGATAGAATGAACCTCAACCCCCAGATCCGCATAAAACAGGGCCGACCCGCCATGCCAGGTTCCCGTTTCAACAACAATATCCGGTTTCGTATCCCAAATAATCTTCGCTATCGCGAACAGGTCCGAAGGGTGTTTAACAACCTGGACGCCTTTCCAATACGTCATCGACGGTCCACGCGATTCAAACCAGTCAGAAAATTCAGACATGGTTAGCCCTCACCCGCCGTTTGAACGTCCGCAAATCCTGATCAGCGAACGAATCATTCTGCTCATACACCTCATCGGATTCCACAAGCCCAGTGATAGGATGCAAGTGTTCAATGACCGCGCCTAAAGCGGATTGAAACACGTCACGTTGTTTAGCGACCGCAACAATCTCATCATCAGTGTACCAGTGGTGATACCCTTCATGGCATAGGATCCCTGGACCATCCCAGGATGCCCCCTCTTCAAGAATATAGTCCCGGTCTATCATCCAATGAGTTGCATGCTCCCCGCGCATAACTCGCGAGTTTGCTAGATCGTTAGACCCGACCACTTTCGCCCCGTACAAACCCGCTACGTGTTGTTGATGGTCAAGCCAACCCGGATGGAAAATACAATCATCGCCAACCATTTGAACCCAGGGGGCGGTAGTCGCTTTAAACCCCGCATTCACCTTCACTGGGAATAACCCCGGCTGGATTATCGAATCCCCTGTGTCGACCCCTAATCGTTCCAATTCCTCGCGATGCTCCTCGTCGTCCAGTACAAGAACAAGCCGAGCAAGTCCTGTTGATGCTTTCAACGAGGTATTTAGCGCAACCACATTCGCAGTCCTTGCCTTTACAGTAGGCACAATAACATCGACGGGGGTTGTCGCTGGGGGCGCTAGAAACGAGAGCCAAAAGTCTTCCTCCTGCACGAAAATCTCTTTGTGATGCGACGTGCGAATACCCGTATGTACGTACGTGGGAATTGACAGTGCGTTCACACGAATAAAGAACGATATGTCCTCACCGAACGGTCCGCCACCAACCGAAGTTTTCTTCCGGGGGATCCTATCAAACCAGGCCCACCCGTACTTCTCGTGCACCCGCTCTAACACGGTGCGATGGATTATCAGCATGGCAGTCCCAGTCGCAGCAGTCCTTACTAGCTGGTTAACCGGATAGTGCATCCGCCCGTGATAATCATTGCCGTCCCAATCATAAATAGTGGGACGAGGCTGCCCCCGTACCCCATTGTACTGGTCAAACCCTTGGTCCTGATATGCAAAACAAAGCCCACCGACAATCGGCCGCTCCTCAGGATCTGCCACCTCGAGAAGCCGGTCTACCACATCCGGTTCAAAACCCATATCTCCGTCAATGAATACCAGCCACTCAAACCGTGGTTCACGCATAACATGATCAGCGATCGTGTTACGAGCTTCCGGTATCCCATACCCCGAAGATCTCACCGGACCCCAACCAGAAATATTCTGGTTAGTCGCTAGATCATAAAACCGTAGATCGTTGACCGACTTGTGGAACGATGCGGAAATATGGTTTGGGTGTAGGTATCCTACGAAAACGCTCAACGCCTGGCGTTACGCGAAGCTCCGGGTACTGCAGTTGCAGTCTCAACCCAAGGGGTCGCCATTTTCGAAGTGCGCGCCATACGTGGCTTCTTTTCAAACAAGTCAGGGTGGGCTTTCACTACGGGATCATCAGCATCCCAGGGTTCCCCCACGACTATCCTTGCGAGTTGGCCACCGAGACCAACGGTTGATGTGGAAATGGCATAAACGATTCTCATCGTTGCTCCTTTATTAACGGTAGTTGAACGGTTAGCGAGAAGGGGGTGACCGTTCGGCACCCCCCTCCCACACTAGGGCTCTAAAACCTACTGGTTTTGGAGCAAACGGAAAGCACCGTCATCGACGCTATCAGCGCCAACACGGGCCCATGCGAGCCAACCACGCTGGCCCTTCGGTAGACCATCACCGTCGAAGACGTGAGGTACCAGTTCCACGTTCATGCCCACACGTTGGGCGATAACGTACTTCTGGAAGTTACCGAGGATAGCAAGGTTAGAGGCACCAGTCGTTCCGGAGAACGCTGGGGCATAGTCAGAGAGCAGAACCCTCTTGCCCAACAGTGGACCGATACCATCGCTTGACAGGTCACGGGTTCCGTAACCGTCGGCACCAACACGAAGCTGGGATTCAACGGATACATCCATGAACCAGGTTGACCGCGCACGGTCACGCTCATTCAAATCCTTATAAGGGATAAGAGCATCCTCTGGTCCGAGACTACCGTCAGTAGTGACAGCAACTTCAGAACCAGCCGTGGCATCAATAGCCGTGAAGATACCTACAACACCAGCCGCACCAGTGGCAGTTTCGGCAGCAAGGAAATCCACATACGCCTGTTCGATCAGCGCGCTCATTTCACCCGCGAAATTCGGGTAATCCCCCGAAATCTCAAACGAGTAAGGGATGAACGCGGCGGCCTTCTCAGGGGTCACAGTCGGCTGTGCGAGCGTGGCCTGTTGGGCAGCAATCGGATCGTTTTCAGCTTCATTCGCGAACGCAACACCGGCAGAGCTGACACCCTTCCAAACGTTGGTCGTGATGTTCTCAATACGAGACACACCCAAAAGGGGTGCAGTCTCAGCGCCCGAAGTCAAAATGATCGTCGGATCAATGAGAACCGGAACACCGAAACCACCAGACTCGTTAGTCAACGACTGTTCCGCAGCACGGAACTGGCTAATAGCTGCAGCCTCTTCGGGGGTCCATGCAGGCTGGGCCTGGGTCATGGCCTTCCCGAAAGCTGAACGGTAAGCATCAGATTCGGTAAGAATCAATCGACGGGCGATAACATCGCCATCGGTGTGACGGGTCCGAGACCTGATAAGCTTCTCCACCTTCTTGGCGGACTCATCAAGAATTGGAACATCCTGCGAACGATGCTCATCCGAAAGGATAGCAAGGGCAGCGTCACGAACCTCACCGCGGTTAGCGGTACGAAGATCGACGTCTGTTTCGGTTTTCTTCATAAACTGGGGAGCCGACGGACCCTCACCAACCTCGGTGTTAGCAACATTGCTAGCAGCCTTGAGGATAGCAAGACGCTTTTCTACGTCGTCTCTTTCTACACGAAGCTCCTGGATAGGTGAATCCTCTCCAGTAAGTTCGTTAAATCGGGCTTCCTGAGCTTCATCGAGCTCGTCTAGCTCCATGAGAACAGTAAGTTCATCACGTAGTTCAGACGCTTCATCGCGAATCTCAGAGAGCCTGGCGAGATACTTCTCACTCATTATGATTCTCCTTTAAGTAATCGGAAGGCATAGCAGCAACAGCAGCGATTTTCAGTGCTGCTTTCGCGGCTTGCCTATCTGGCACGACAAGTGGCGGGTCTGCCGGGTTGTCGGTGTCTTCATCCGAAGTGCGAGAGGCGGGTTCGAGTGAAGCAAAAGTTATGGCACGGGCCAGGTCAGTACGAAGATCTTCGCACGACAAAACACCCGCAATCTCGGAACGAACGCCGACCGTTGTAGTCTCATACGCCGGATAAACAACTGGGCCAAGCTCATAAAGCTTAACCTCACGGATAACCCGAGCGTCACGATCCTCATTCCAATCATCCTGCGTAACAGAAAACTGGAACGACATGCCATCAACAGCCCCGTCCATGATCGCGTCCCGTACCGGCTGAATCAGCCAGTTATCAGACAAGCGAGCACGAACAAACAAACCAAGATCATCCTCAGCTAGCTTACGGATCGCCCCCAGAGGGATCGACCCGATAAGCGGATGGGTACCATGATCAAACTGTAAGACCGGCATGCGAGCATTAATTGTTCTAGAGAACGCCCCTCGAGCGATCGTTTCGGTGTACTCACCAAGAAAATCGTTAATAGTTGTCGGTGTGTCGAACACCGCGGCATACCCTTCAAGGGTTAAACCATCATCGCCGGAATCGGCACGGGCAATTGTAAAATCGTAAGAGCGCGACTGGCGTTCATTCATTAGAAGATTCCTCGGTGGGGGTGGGGGTAGCAGCGCTGTCAACAGACGCACCGGCTTCTTGAAGTTGGACACTGAACAAACCAGAATGCTCCAGTAAGGTCATATCATCATTCGTGATAGCCTTCACAACAGACTCGGATGTGTAACCAGCATCAATAAGTGTTCTAATAGACTGCGCTCGAGTTGACTGTATTTGAGCGTTGTCCTTCTGGTCTTCCTGTAAAAACTCAATACTCCGGTCGTCATACCAGAGTCTCGCATCCTGCGGGGGTTTCACTAGCTTCGATACAGTCTCGAAATAGTCACCCCACAACGGACGGAACGTTTTATCTGCGACCGCTCTGCGGGTGGCTGAATAGTTACCCGCGTTCAACGCGGAACCTTCAAGACCAGAACTAAACCCAACAACTGATGGGTGAATACCAGCAGCCGACGCAATCCGGGTTTCTCCCGCCCCCTGCGTGGCTGCGTAATCAATCTGCCCGAAGTCACGACCGACAACATCCACGTCCGCGCCACCACCCAAGAACAAAGTCTTATAAGCGTTCGCGGCTCCCCCGTGCTTCTGGTTGAAAATCTCTACCCACTGTTTGAAAACGTCAGGGGAAAGAGCGGAATCAAGAGTTACAACCATGTTCGGGGTGGCACCATTCTCATAAAACTTCTGTTTATGGGTAACCGCGGCACCATCCGACTGGACTTCACGAAGCACCGGAGTCAACCAGCTCATCCCACGATACAACGCAAGAGGGTCCGGAACAGGAGCCCAATGGGCAACCTCATCCACATGCAACGGAACAGCCTCGTTTTGGGCACGCCGACCACCAGGATGATACAAGTAGCCAACCACTTCAGCATTAAGGTCATCAACCGGGTCGGCATCAAGGTCATCCATACCATCGGGCACACCGAGAACAATCGTCATCCAGTCCGGACGGACAGTCCGGATACGAGACGAGCCCGATCTGCGGACAGTAAAATTGTTGCCAGCAAGATCCGCTTCCGCGATAGACCGGCGCATTAACTGTCGGCCAGTCATCCCCCCACCAGGATTTCTCAACATGTCCAAGGTCGTATCAAGGAACAATTCACCGGGCCGGCCATCAATCAGCCGCTGATATATAGGTTTCGCATCAGAAAACACTTGCATACGGACCTGCTCCAACGCGAAAACAATCCCGTTTCCACGATAAACACCAGCCGTGTAACCCTCAAACCCTCGCCCGACCTCCTCCTTATCGCCCCGTAACGTTTGATGAAAGAACGGGTTAGCCCCCCAAGAGGTGTTCCCATCCAAATTAAAATATTCAAGAGCGTCCCCGAAGGACCGTTCCTCCACTGAAGATCTACCCAAAAGTGCAGTCAGGACATCAACCATTCAAACTCCTTAAAGATGTGAGTCCCGCCGCCAATAAAAACAGCCCGGTCACCAGCAACGCCCACCAGGGTGAAGCAATAAACCAGACAGAAACAACAACAAAAACGGTACCCACAACAGCAAGCACCGCAGCAAACCGGATCAGTTCCATGAAATCATCGGAGTCTGCGACGGGCTAGTAACCCCCACCGAAAAAGCAAGGGACAACCCCATTAACAACTCTCCGCCGATAGCTTCTCTATGCCAAACCCAAGAATCCGCGGTCGTGCGACGAGTAGCATTAGCAGCCGCCTCATCAAGCCGGGAATCAGACTGAACATGAATAAGTGCATCAGCCAAACTGTCAAACATGCGCGCGCAACAACCCCTCGACTCCAACGAATTCAACCGGGTGATAGTAAACCCAGCCTTCTGCAAGTCATCCCCGACCGTAACTGCTGGCCCCAACCCGTCAATAACAATCCGCGCGAACTTAGAAACCTTCGCCTCGAACTCTTCAACAATCCAAGAGGTTCCGGGCCGGCTAGCGACTAGTTCAACATTTCCTTCACTGTCGGCCCGGAACACACAAGAGCTCGACCGATCAGGTTTCGCCTCCACACTATACACCTCAGGTGCAGCCCTCAACGACTTTACCTGCGCGTTCAACCACCAATCCGACGGGATCAACCTTTCCGCGGTTTCAGTCCACTGGTTACCAGCAGTCCGCCGGAACTCACCCTCAGACATGTTATCCGCGTCATTCTGCAACACCCGCTCAGTAATAGTCACACCATAAGCAGGAATATACTCGGCCCACACCGCCGGCGAATAAATATCCGCATCATCCGGGATAGCCCACTCGAAATACGCGATACCCTCACGCTTACCAGCAGCCACCGCGGCACGCCCCAACTCCACTTTCCGCTTAAGAAAAACACTCTCCTGAGTGCCAGCCGTCGACGTTTGCCAAAACTGGGCCAACGGTTTCGTCCTCATCGCAGGCCGCAAAGCTCCCTCCCGCGAATCATCCTTATCCTCAAACGTCTCATCCAACACGGCCAGATCCAAAGTTTTACCATGACCAGGCGACTGGCCAACATTCAACACTTTCAACCTCGACCCATTCCACCACCACGAACCAGTATTATCAGCAGCACGATAATGCCGGCGCACCTTATCCGCCAGCCCAGACTCCTCCAAAATCGGGATCTGATCATCAGTATACTTCTGCCGGCCATCCACACCAGTCTGCGCAGTGTAAGCAACAGTCCGATTCGGAGTCCACATACACTCACATTCAACAGCCAAAACCAACGAAGTCTTGCCACACTGGCGCATAACAGTGACAACAACCTCACGATAAGCAGGAACCAGATACCCACCAGCCGGCTCAACAACCCCCTGACGAGCCAAAACCTCAGAGGTTTGCTCATCCGCCGGGATCATTTCCTTACCAACATCAGCAACCAGCTGCTGCCAAGGCATCAACGGGTAACCAAGTTTCCCCGCAATCCAGCCTACACGATGCCCCTCAGTTAAACGCTCAGGACTCCTCGGTGTCTCGAACAGAGGATCCACCAAGGGCATCCCACTCTGCATCCAAGTCTTGGGAGGGGTCAGTGTCATGCTCGTTCAAAACCTCTCTGAAAGCTTTCAAAGCCTGACGATACTCGCGCCAGATAAAAGGGTCCGGATTTTCATCAAGGAGCGCAGCAAGACCCCTACACATTTCGATTTCCGCCGCCCAAATATCAGAAATACCAACCGCAACCAACTGTTTTTCAAACGCGACAAGCTGAGAAGCCACTAAAAAGTCCTCCAGAAAGAAAAAGAAGAGGGGCCTGACGGTAGGCTGTCTCATCCAGCCCGTCGGACGCGGTCCCCCCTAGGGGCCAACGTGTCTTTACCAGCGCTCAGGGGGAGTATAAGCACGGCGAGGGCCCCCATTTGCACGAGCTTGATTACACTCATGACATGCCGCTCGTAGATTATCCATTGAGGTCATTCCCCCGTCTTTAACCGGCACTATGTGATCAAGATCAGTGGGAGTGCCAGTACAGCCAGGCAGCCGGATACGACAAGCGTGATTGTCTCGTTGATAGACCGCTTCCCTCATCCCTTTGGGGTAGCGCCATGGTCTAGCCGGCATTGATTAACCTCTAACTCCCCCAAGAATATGTAAGGAGTATACCACGTATATCACGATCGTGTGGTTTAGTCTGGTATTACAAGACTATTCCTGTGGCCAGGGGTAGGGGGGGGTGTATGGCGGGGGGTGGCCCAGGCCCTACTCCCTTGCAAACCAGTCTCTACTCCTTTCAGAGTGTTGATTGTTTTACAGGGGCCACCCCTCACCAAACCTTTTTATTCGTTGAGAGCCCTGACCGTAGCCAACGCCATCTCCACAGGTACATCTCTAGTGCGAGTCAAACGTTTGAGATTCAAAACGTATGCCCGCTTGTTATCCACCCTTACTGCCACTGCAACGGGCAGCTTGTCTCTAATGGTATATTTGTTGTCTTCTATTCCTTCAGTACGCCCATCGATTAGCACCCTTTTGGAGCCTTGCAGGTGATCGTTGATTTCGATCTTATGCTCGAGGTATCGTAGTACTTTCCAAGCGTTGCTTTGGGTAAGTATTCCTGCTGCTGAAATGTGGGTTTGTTTTAGAATCCTGTCCCCATTGTTCATTTTAAATCCCCATCTTGTATAAAACTAGGAGAGCAAACAGGGCCACCCCTCACCAAACCTTTATCTGAATAGCGTTTGATATCACTCGCATGGGTCGCAAAGCAGGGTCATACAAGTCTGAATCAATTATATCTTGTGCCATCCGCTTGATCGTGCGAACGCTTGTCCGGTCGTATGCTAAAACGTCTATCTCTTCTGAATATTCCCCACGCTTGTCGTCAGGGAGTTTGCATAGGACTGTGTATAGGGTCTTCATCACTTGACCTCCTTGAGTCCAACGTGCACGCTTTCACCGAAGCTCGGGTCGGCTATAAAACCAGGAGAGCAAGGGCAAGAGCATCCGGCTGTCCGGCTGAATGAGTACTTGCCTGTATAGTGAGGGAACACTTGCTTGAGGATGTCGCGTTGGATTTTGATCTCTTCGCGATTGTACTTGCGCCACATGGCATCAAAAATGCAGGACCCGCAAGAGAGCTTGTTGTGGTATGCCTCTTTGGTCCGGTCGCATTTTTGTGTGTAGTGGGAGGGGCGTTCCATTTGAGGGTCGGGCTGGCCTGATACGAAAACTCGGGGCTTGATGTTGTTGTATCCGCTTGGCTTGATGGTGACTTCGTAGTTCTTGTCGTTGATGGTGATGGTGGGGTTCTCGTTGATGGTCTGTGTGGTAAACATGGTGTAGGGCTCCTTGTTTCTTTCTTGTTTATGAGACTGAGAGTTCCATCAGGTAATGAAAGTCTTCGTCCATTTCTTTGATTAGTTGATCGTATCGGTTGATCTCAAGAATGATGGTCTCGCGGATGAGGGCGTCATCAGACATTGCGATTTCGTTTAGAGTCTTGACGAGAAGGTCGCGGAGTTTCTGATAGGTGTCTCTTTGCTTGGCTGAAGCGTTGGCATATGCTACTTGCCGGTTGCGCCATGCTGTTGTATTCTGTGGTGTGCTCATAAGGTTTATTATGTCGTATGTTACGCAGTCTGTAAACCCCTAATCAGCACTTCTCGGGAATTCTTTCCGACAAAACCCGCAAAACGCTGCATCCCTAGTTTGCCTCTTCCCAAACCCATCACACTTCCTCCGACGACACCGAGGACGATCATCAACCTTACGCAACCCCGAATAAGGATCTAGATCATTCCGGACAGCCTCAACAATATCCCCCACACGTTTCCGCCAATAACGGATCCTTCCACGATCCCCAAAAGTGGCCCGCCCAGCAGCCGTGCTCTTCCCATCCGACGAAATATAGTCCATGTTAGAGCCACCTCGTGAATCATCCAGAACCACCCCTTGCAAAGGGTCAGCCCTATCAATCATTTCAACAACAACATCCAGAAGGTCCCCTAGCTCCGGGAATTCAGCGATCGCGTTCTGGACACCTAGATGGGAGCGGGACTGTAGCCGGCGGTTTTCCACCAACAACGCCGAAATATGCTTTTGGTATTCTTCTGTTCCGTCTAACCGTCTAGTTGCCATGAGTGTTTACCTCGTAATTTTTTTCAACGTGTTAAGATTGTGGAGTCGCTTCGTACTAATACGAAGGGCGTTTCAGGACGCCTCCGCTCCACAATCTTAAACTTCCACGGTTTGGGTTTCTAATGTTTGCTCTGGGTGAACTTCTTGTCCTGGTTCTTCGTTTACTAACCGTTTGGCTATGGCCATCAGGAATTTGGGCCAGTGGTGCCCTTTTTCGACTAGATGCTGGTATGTCTGGTTGAGGGACCATTCCCATTGGACCCCTTCTTTTTCCATTAGGGGGATGAGGGCGAGCGCTCGTTCTTCTTTGTCGTCTTCGGACTGGTACCAGTCTCCGGCTTGTCGGAACTCGATTTTGTCTGGTTCGGTGTAGATGGTGTAGCGTGCTTTTTTAGGCATTTTGCCGGATCGCCCTTTTTCGTTGTATAGGGAGAGGTCTCGCATGTTGCCGACTGCTTCGTGTAGGGACACTTTCCACATCACGTCGACGGCTTGTTTTTTAGCGGAGGATCCTCGTACCTGGTTTTCGGGGTTTTTTCCGGCGTGGTCGATGATGAGTACGGCTGCTCCCGTGTCTTTTAGGGGTTGGGCTATGTCGCGTCTGAAGGCTTGGATGGTTTCGACAGTGTTTTCGTCGCCGATGATGCTAGCCATGAACGTGTCGAAGACTACTAGGTCGGGGGAGTGGTCGGTGACCCATTCCATGAGGTGTTCCCGGTTTTGGGGTTCTAGTAGATCGTTGAACGTGTGGAAACTGTAGTGCAGGTTTTGGTGGAGTTCGAGCAGGTGTTGTTTCCCGCCGAATTCGGTCATGCGTTGGATTAGGTCTTGCTCGTCCATTTCGTTGTCGATGTAGCAGATTGATAATCCTTTGATGGCTTGTTCGTAGGCCCACCAGAGGGCTAGCCAGCTTTTCCCTTGGCTGGCGTCGGCGTAAAGCATTGTGAATTTGCCGGCTGGCACGATGGGTTCTATGAGCCATTCGATTTGTGTGCCGCCTGTTATGAGGGTGTCCCAGTTGAATTCTCGTGGGTCGTGTGTGCTCATATCCAAACGTGTCCCTTATTGTCGCAGAGGGGACACGTTAGCTCGTCGGTATGAACGTTGGGGCATAGGTGGCGGGTTTGAGAATACCAGGCGTCCCCGTGTCCTTTGCAGGTTTTGCATTGTTTGATGATGTAGCGGGTTTCGGGGTCACCGGTTTCGATTATGTTATTATCAGTGGGAACGCTTTTGGTGTTCTCAAATTGGGGAGTCTCTTGTGTGCGGGGGCTCCCTATTTGATTTTGGTTTTCCATTTCTGGGCCTCGGTTTTCCAGTTGATGCGCTTGTAGGTGAGTGCTTTTGTTTTGAGTTTCTGGTATTGGCCTGGATGGTTGGTTTCTAGCCAGTCTTCCCATTCTAGGGGCCGGTGGGTGTAGTACACGTGACAGCTAGCGCAGAGGGTGGTCGCGTTGTCTGGGTCGCATCGGATTGTTTTGTAGGATCGGCTGATCAGGTGTGCGCATTGGAGTCGTTCTTTTTTTCCACAGTTTTGACATTTCTTGTCGCGTGCTCTTACCCATATTGAGAACGCGGTGTCGGCTTGTCTCATGTAGTTGACTGGTTTCTTTTTTCGTTTAGTCATGTAGTGTTTCTTGTATGCTGGTGGCAGCCCAGTGGGACATGTTGCGTATCACTTCGGTCCAGTCGGTTAGGAGAGGGGTGAGGCCCTGGTTGGACCTCTCCCCTTTCCTTTCTATTCGCCAACCGTCCCCGTCCCATACCGCGCTTGTTTGATATTTCCTGTTCCCTATTTGTAGGGTTATGAAGGTCCGTCTGCGTCCGGTGGGGGGTGGGAGGATGGTCTGGTCGAATATTGTGTCTTGTTCTTCCACCCTGGTTTAGAAGGGGTCTTCGAGCGTGTCGTATAGGGGTGCCCGTTTTTCGAGGTCGGCGAGTTTTAGGCTTTTCCCGTCGCCGGCTTTCACGTGTACTACTTTTTCTGCGAGGGTGCCGTCTGCCTTGTTGTATCGTTCGAACACGAGGTTAACGGTTAACCCTATGTAGTCGTCGGTGTCGACACCGTTGCTGATGTCTGTCCCAAGGTTTGTGGCCCATTTGCCGAGTTTGGAACGGGCTGATAGTGTGGTGGATGACCATGCCCATATTTCTTGGTCGTCTTCGTCAAGGAAAATCCATTTGAGTTGTGGCCCGAATTCTCCTTCGCCGGCGTCTTCGACAGCGTAAATGTGGGCGGGGATGTGTACTCCTTCTTCGTGAAGGAATTCTTCTGGGTCTCTTGCTTCTATTTTCATGGTTTATCTGCTTTCCGGTTTATCTCCACGTGTGTATGGCCATTAGCCCTTTGAACGCGTTGTATGCTTCCTGGTTGTGTGTGTCTACTTGTTGGGTTTTGTAGTTGCCGTGTTCTTGGATTCCTACGAGGTGCCCGCCGACGAATTCGGGGGTTTCGACTAGGATTTCTGTTCCGGTACTTTCGTCAACCCAGTGTTTGGCTTGTGCGTATGCGGTTATTTGTAGGTGTGATTCTGGCCAGAGTCCTCCTGTCTTCCAGTCGACGATCCAGTTGTCGCCGGTCAGGGTTTCTTGAGCCCACACGTCGGCTGTTCCTGCGTACCCGGACGGGTCACAGAAGGTCACTTCGGTGCGAACGATTTCTAGGTTCTTGTCGGTCAGGAACTTGTCAGCGGCTTGTATGTATCCGTCGTAAACTCCTAGTTGGTGTTTGCTGGGGTCTTCATCGTAGTAGGTTGCGATCGCTTCGTGTGCGTTTGTGCCTTTGCTGGCTTTCTTATCGCGGCCTACCGTGTGTGCTCCTTTGATATAGTTGATGGCGTCTGCTGGGTCCATCTGTTTCCAAATATCGTAGTCTTCGACGGCTCGTTCGGCTGCCATTCGGGCTGCCCACCCGGTTAAGGCGGGTTTGGATAGATGGTTTAGGATTCGAGTGACCCGCTGGTATTCTTGCCCTGCGATTACATAGCTGATCCCTCTTGAGGTTAGTTTAACCAATGTAGGTGTCTTTCAGCCAGGTCATGAACGGTCCGCTTGTATCTTTGGTTAGCACAATGTTGAGCGCCTCCTTTTTGGTCATTAGCTCGGTTTTCCAGTCTAAATGATAGGGGGTCGGGTTAAGCAAGCTTTCGACCATTTGTTTGTGTTTGGGGTATCGATGGAAACTCCCACATTGTTGGTCGATGAGCCCCAGGCTCACGTCTAGTATTTTACTAGCTAGTAGTGACAGGAAACTGAAGAACACCGCGTCACCGGCCACCCCGTAGATTAGATCTTGAGAGCGTTGGGAAACGACCGTGTGGAGTGTCCCGTCTCTGATCAAGAATTGGATACTGTTGGCGCAGGGTTGATCTTTCTTGTATTCGTGTCGGGTGACATGCTCGTTTTCTCCGAAGTAGATGATGGCCCGGCGGGTTTCGGGTTCTATCCCGAGTAGCCCGATGGCGTGTCCTAATCGTTGCATTGTGAACGCTTGGTACCCGTAGTTGGATACGGCTTCTCCGTCTGCGTCGATAACACTTTTCCACACTTTGGCGGTTTCGCCTATGCTCGCGTCTGCTTTGTCCCCGTTGACATACCAGAAGAGTTCCTTAGCTATGAAGCTTGGGGAGAGTTTCCGTTCCATAAACGAGAACCACGGGTTTGTGGGGTCGATCATGTACGTGTAGCCTATCAGCTCGAGCATGACCCCGTTGCTGTCTTCGTAAGGGTGTCCCCTGAAATGCAGGTCGGTTACGGCCTGCCGGTATCCTTGTTGGGATAGGGTCATGTTGTTTAAGTCTAGAACATGTAACCCGTCGGTCATAGTGTGTTCTCCTTTACTGTTGCGACCCGAGTCCATTTGGGTCTTGTCAGATAGGGGCGCATAATGTCTTCTTTGGCGGCCCCTTTGGCCGTGTAGGATACGGATACAACCCCGTTGAGGGTCCCCCTGGAAACTATGGTTACAGTCCGGGAGGGCATGTCTTGGTGCATGTCTAGCCACGCGTTGAACGTGTATCCTGGTTTGGCGGATACTTCTAGGAAGACAGTTTTGGTTTTAGTGTCGATGATGTTTCCTCTCTATAGTCTCGGTCTTCTTTGATCTGGAGCATTATCAGCAGGTCAGCAGCAGCATGCGCTAAATGAGGTAACCCGGATTCTGGGTCTGTTTCTTCTCCTTCGACCCAGGCGAACAGGTGGCGCATTGTTGACGCGTACCACCGGTTGAGTTCAGCTGGATGTTTTCTCCATGACCATGGTTCGTATTTGTGTGTGCCGTATTCGAACACGTCGGCGGTTTTCGCTAGAGCTGGTGTTGGCAGCAGGTCTAGCCGGGGTTTCCCTTCGTCACGTTTCCATTGTTGATCCAAAGTTTCCGCCTCCTCTTGTTGTTTCTGATAGTTGTGTGGTTTCTTGGACTATAAACGGGGGGGACCATACTGGCAAGAGTTGAAGTATGTAGTCTCCGGGCCGGAGGATTATGTTGTTGTCATACCCGAGGAAGGTTAAACAAGCGTGAATCTCCCCACGATAACTGTTGTCAATCAGGGGCGCTTCGACCAGGAATCGTCCTGCGTGCCGGCTTTTCTGCAGGGCTAACAGATGCCAACCGGGGGGACACTCGAACGCCCAACCTAGCGGGATTTTTATACTGTCTTCCCCCGTGAGCGAGGGGAACATGCTGTCTACCCCTGTGAGCGAGGGAAACCCCCAAGCTGGTAGGGCAACGTCTATTCCGCCGTCTCCTTCACGGTATTTGAGGGGGAGGGCGGTGTCTCTAACTTTCCGAGCTTTTATTGTTTGTGTCATCGTGTGCTTTCGGTTCGTGTCGTGTTTCTCGTGCGCTTCCTGTACTTACCCGCCGGTGCCCGTCGATTTTTACTAGTTCAGGGCAGTAAGCGGTTATCTTGTGGTCTCGGACGGGTTTCCCACACATGTAACACACCATCCGGCCTAACCCTTCTGGTGGTCCCGGGTTAGGGCGTTTCAACAGCTTCCTCCCATCCGAAAACATTGATCAACTCTTGGTAACATTTCCGGCATACCATGAGTATATGGTCGGGTTGCTCATACGGGTGTACTAGGTGGGATGCTTGATCATGGTCGCATCCTTCAACTTCGCAGCCTGGGGGCATGGGGATTGTCATGGGATCCTCCGATACTGGTTCACCCCGTGGGTGTGGGTCCGGTAGAATCGGCGGACTCGTATTCGTATCCCGTTGATAATCTCTAATAGTGTGATCATTATTCTTCTTCTCCTAATGCTTCGGCTATGGCTTCTGCCAGTGTGTGAGTACAGAACCAGTGGAACCCTTGACAGTGACAATCATCCGGCCAGATAGAGGAATGGACCTCTACGTTTAGATCGTGGCCTGGTGGTACAGGGATAGTGGGCCCCCATTTAGCGATCATTTGCCGCATTCTTCTTCCATGCAAGTACAGTATGTTCCGTTGGTTTCTTGGTCGCAGTGTTGGTGTTCGTTACGTGCGCAGGGTCGGCATGTCCAACTCATGGTGTCTCCTCCGCTGCCGCCAACACAGCCACGACTCGCCGCAATTCAACATCGTCCATGAACTCAAAGGCGTTGGCTTCCAACGTGTCCAACACAGCATCCAACATCCGTTCGTGTCTGAGCGTGGGCGGGATGCCTTCAACGTCGGCAATCGCTTCGATGCATTTGTCTCTCAGGCTCATTCGGTGTCCTCCT